ATTGTTATGCCTGGACTAGCATGCACCCAGTGTAACAATTCGCTATCTCTCTTTACTGCTTGACTTATCTGTTTAGAGCCTGTGCTGCGCACGAGATCAATTAATTTTTGTTTCATGTTGTTATTTACACATTAGAGCCTACTTCTTACAGTATAACATATTTTTTGTCAAATAAAAAGGCCCCTAGGGGCCTTTTTGAACTTACTTTAAAGTTTTACTTATTAAGCAAAACGTAGGTTAGCACTTTCTACTTTAACTTTGGCCAAGTAATCAGCTGCGTTACCCAATGAAGAAGCTGTATTGGTCAACTCAACATATCCATAACGTGTCATAAAGCTTACGACTGGTTCGAATGTTGCTGGGTCAAGCACAACACCACTGCTCATCAATGGAATGTATGGGCAATAGAATGCAGCTGCGTCAGACTCAGAAGTACCTTTGTAACCAATTAGCACATCGTCGCTTTCTGCATATGTGTTAACATACACTTTCATTGCACTGTTCAATGTACCAACAAACTTGGTGTTAGTAGGAGCCTCGAATGTGCCTTCTGTTGTGCGAGCAAATGCTGAAGTAGTAGCACTTTGTAACAGTGTCAACACTGTTGGTGATACCACAGCAAAGTTACCAGCACCACGACGTGTACGCTGAGCGATCAAGTTACTAGCACGGTTGATCTGAACAGCTAAAGCAGCATGCTCGTCACCAACGAATGTAGCTGTACCTGAAACAGCGCTTTGGTCATATGTCAATACGGCTGTACCAGACAATGTCAACAAGCTACGTAGGACTTCTTGATCGATCTCAGCTGTGATCTCTTGTGCAAGAGCAGCCATGATTTCTGCTTCGATATCAATGCCTTGTTGGGCTTGTGAATCTTGAGCAGCTTCAAATGTCCAGCGAGCTGACAATTTACGTGTCTTGGCTTCAACTGTTTGCTTCAAAATTTGGATGCTTAATTTGTTACCTGCTACGCCTTCTAGGGCAGCTGTACTAGCTGCTTTACCAGGAGTTGCACCAGAATAACCTTCAGCAATCTTGAATGGGCTTAGTGCCTCATCACCAGCTGTTGTAGATCCGCCAGCACCGCCTGTGAAGTTATCAGAGTAGCGAACACGCAATGTGTGGATTTGGCCAACTGGGCCAGTCATTGGCTGTACGCCAACTAATTCATTAGCAATGACCGTAGGCATTACACGTCTGATCACTGGAAGGATCACACGATTTAGGGTTGCAACGTTACCGGCGGATGTTGCTCCAGCTGTAGCACTTTCTGCGAGATACTTGCGGGTATTCTCTAGAGTAGTAGCCATAACTGTACGCTTGTTACCTTGAAGACCTTCTAAAAGGGCATCTTTAGTCTCCGACCAGCGTGACTCGAGTAGTTGTGACATTATAGTTCTCCTTAAACTTTTAGTCCCGCAAGCCTGCGGATGTCAAATATTTCAGCGGTTTTTTCTTCTTGACCGCTCAATTGATGTGCCTGATTTTTATTGCCTGTAATTTCTTTGGCCTCTGAAAGTACTTTCTTCGCCGGTGCACCGCCATTCATTACTGATGGAATGTACTTGTCGAACGCTGTACGTAGCTTGTCTGTCTGAACTGATTCTAATAGACTGCCCATAACTACTTTCTTATCACCAGTCAACGGACCTAACAATTCGCTCATAACTTCTTTGCGTTGGTTGTTTTCTTTGATAATACGTAGTTCACGGTCTTTACCATCTACTATTGATTGTGATTCTGCAACAATTTTGGCTGCTTCTTCTAGCTCTGCTTCTTTGGCTTCAACAACCTTTAGAAGTTTTGCTGTTTCAGATTTCTCATTTAGGTGAGATGCAGCATACTCGCTTGCAAAAGATTCAAAAAGTCTGCGTCCAAAATCATTTTTACGAGCTGCTTCAATGTCTTCACGCAGCTGAGACATTTCAGAACGTAGACCGTTCTTGACTGTTTCTGCAACTATTGTGGAAGCGCGGCTAACAAAATCTTTTCTAACAGCTTCAAACTTGGCACGACTGTCGCGAACCAATTTAACTTTGGTTTCTGCTAGGTCTTTCTTGTCTGTGTGGAACTCTGCGATTTCTTTCGCTAGGGCATCCACAATAAAAGATTCTAATTTAGCTACATTGCCTGCAACTGCTTTACGATCTTCGTGTAGTTCTGCAAGTTCTTTTTTTAGATTCTGTAGCACAAATGATTCCATAGCGGAAGCATCAGTCTTCATTTTTCTAATGTATGACGCACGGGCTTCAATTAGTCCTTGACGATCTTCTGCAAGTTCGCTTAGTTCTGCTGTTAGCCTGTCAGCTAGCATAGACTCTACAGCCTCTACCATTGCTGACTTATCATGCTCGTACTTTTCTGCAAATTCTTCACGTAGAGTAGAGGTGACTTGATCACGATTTTCTTGAATTCTGCTTTCCCAAGAGGATTCAATTTCCGATTTAATTTCTTCGGAAATCACATTGTTTTCAAACAACTGTTTTACGATATCTAGCATGTGATTCTCCTACTGTTATTTGAGTCCGCGAATTATTCGCTTCAGACTCTCTGCTAAGTATTTCTGTGCCTGCGGATCGCCTTTTACTTCTTGTGCGATTCTGTATGCCTGTAAGCCGCCTGTGTTATTCATTAAATGTTCATAAACTGGTGTTGGATACGCACCTGGTGCGCTGGGCTGTGCAACTATGTCAACTGTGATGATTTCAAAACCTTGAACATTACCACTGCCGTCAACTTCGCCACTACCCCTACTGCTCACTCCCAACTTGACTCCCGACTCCAACATGGTCTGAATCAACTGACCCATTGGAGTTGGTAGTACTTTAAGTTTTCCGTAGCCGTTAGGACCATCCATCCACATCTTGGTAATCATATGACTAACACGATCTAGATTGATTTTTAAATCTTGTGGGTGATCAACTTCCCCGAGAACTGAGTATCCGCCAGCGATCTGTTCATTGAGCGTCTTGACAGCCTTGCCAATTTCTTGAGAAGAATACACACGTTGGTTCTGATTCCGGATATCACCCTGAATACAGATTCCATTGAGATGCAAGGACTTTTTACCGTCCTTACCTTCTTCGCTCTCTAGAACAATCTTGGCCTGGTCGTAACTTAGATGTTCTGCTAGTGTTGATTTCACTATCACGTCCTATTATCTACGACCACGGAAAAGGCTTTGCTTGTTGTCGGCAGATTCTTTTGAACCTGCTTTCTCAGCACCATGTCCTGGCTCTTTCTTGCTGAAAGAACTTCCAGCTTTTCCACCAGGAACATTAATATTACCACCGTTTTGTGGCTGTGTACTTGGCTTTAGCAATCCGCCTTCTGTACCGCCCTTCTCTGTTGAAAAGCTCTTGGCGATGTTGGCAGTTGTGCCGCCCATGTCGTTCTTGCCAGCTACCAATGACTTGGTGTTAACACCGTTGTCGCCACCAATTTTAGAACCAAATCCGCCTTCTTTCTTTTCAACATACTCACGAACTGTTGCTAGATCAAAGTCATCTTTCATGCCCATGTCGTCGCCGCCCATGTCGTCGCCGCCCATGTCGTCGCCGCCCATGTCGCCTTTGTCTTCACCGTTCATTTCATCAAACTTGGCTTGTAGTTCATCTACAATGCTGTCTAGGTCCTGAAACAATTCTGCTTCAGACTTGTCAGCAAATTCGTTTTCATCTTCTTCTGGGCCTATTTCACCAACTAGATCATCTGTTGGATCTGCACTGTCTAGGTCCATTTCGTCGTCGCCTTCGATGGCAACTTCACCAAAATTTTCGTCTAGATCTTCGTCGTCTTCTTCGTCTTCATCTTTGTGAGAAGACTCGTCAACTTCTTCGTCGTCTTCTTCTGCAGCTTCATCAATTTCGCTGTCAATCATTGACTCGTAAATTTCACGAGACTGAGCAACCACGTACTCGTGGAATAGCTCTTCTGCTTTGGCTTGATCGTCATTAACTAGACTTTCAAGCATTTGTTGTAATAGATTCTTATCTGCCATGCTGTGTTCTCCTTCAAGATGGTTAGGCTGTGTTTCTATTTAACACTTATATTGTAATACGTGGTTAAATGGTACTTTTTTGATCTGTTTGCTCAGTATATATAGTATTGGAAAAAGTTTTCTCAAATTCTTCAAAAGTAATATGACTGAGATTGCTCAAGCTGGGACCTAGCTTGTCTGGTATAAATGCTGCCGGTTCGGCTATTCTAAAGAACTTTACATGTCTAAATTCTTTGATAACTTTTTCAGTTTGACTCAACCAATTGCCGTAATATGTAGCACTGTCTGTTGTTTTTTTGTAGTTAAATGTGTCTGCATACACATTGTTGAACTTGCCATTTACACCTTGATAATCAAATCCAAATATGTAGATGCTGGTATGTCCTTGACTTGCTGCAAACCAAAGGGCAGTGGGACCTGAACTCCAACCTTTGTGTGGACTAAACAGATTAACATTGGCTTTTGATTGAATGCCTTTGTTGGGATTGGTCCATACTTGATGTGTTTTATGATAGCCAGCAGATATAATTTCGTTGACCATTTTTACATCAACAGCTATTAGATAGTGCGGATTGTATTCTCTATACTGTGCATTACAGCCGTAGACCACACCTTTGTCTAGCAAGGCTTCTGGATTTAATCGTGACCGACTTGTGCCATTACCTATAACAAAAGCTGGATTATGCTGCAGGTGCTTCTTCAACTGGGGTTGCATACATTTGTTGAATGAAGCCCATTTCAGATTGTGTTTCCATTTGATGAGCTTCGGCTTGCAGGCGAAGTTGATTGATCTGTCGTAGAGTCAAACGAATTTTTCTGGTGTCGCCGCGCTTGACCACCGACGAATCTTTGCTGTTATCGTACCTACGATCCTTGGCAAAGTCATTGTTTTTTTCGTTAAAATAAAAGAATTCGTTTAGAAGCATAATGTATTTATTACTGAACAGGAGCTTCTGCTGGCTCTGCTCCTGCAGCGCCTGCTTCTGCTTCTGCCGCCATGTCTTCTGGAGCTTCTGCTGTTTGACCTGCTACATCTGCTGCCATACCACCAGGCGTAATGCCTGCTGATCGTAACTGACTCTGAGCATTGTCAGCAGATTGTAGATTTGAACCATTTTCTTCTCGCCACATGCGTTCGTTTTCTTTGATCTCGTCCTCGCTCATACCTAAGAATCGTTTCATTGCAAAGCGTTTGCTTAGATGCGGAATCTGTACAATCTGACTAAATGTTGCTGCACGGGCAGTGTCCAACTCGCTCTGACGATAGGCAGCAAAGTTTTGAGGTTCGTTGAACTTCAACTGAAACAGACTGTTGTCAATATTGATACCGTTGTTGTCTAACCAGAGTTTAAACTCTAGGTCAAATGTTTCAACAATCTGACTTTGTAATCGTTTGCAGTACTCATTGAAACGAAGTTCCTGTATGTAGGCTGTTCCTACTTTGCCATCGCTGACATTGTTTGCACCTTCATCGATTGATGTAGGCAAGTAGCTTGACGGAATACGCAGTGCGCGGAACAGCTTGTTGGTAAAGTAACGCAGGTCTGTAATTTCGCCCAGGTTAGTACCACCTGGCAGTGTTTCAACTTTTGATCCGCGACCTTCTGCTGTTTGTGGAAAGAAGTAATCCTCATTCACAGAGTTCTTAACAAAAATTCCAGATTCAATAGCAAAAGTATGGTGAGAATGCCATTTTTCAGTGCCGTCAATTGTAATAGTTCCTACATCCCTGTTAGAAACTTTTTCAATTTTTACTATTCGATGATTGAATTGATCAATTTCTTTGACAAATGTTTTCCAGTTGACGTATCCAAATTTACTCAGTAGTCTATCTAGTTTGCTATATCCAAATTTAGAAAAATCTATTTTGCAATGAGCATTTTTGTAGTCTAATGGAATAGAATTGCTAGCCTTAACTTTGTACAACAATTCAGAATTATGGTCACACCAACGTATTATCTCTAGTTTGTTAGTCATACCAGTTTTTACTTTGTCTGCTACAAGTTGCAACATGTCAAATGTCAGATTTAGTTCTTGGTTTTGTATCTTAACTCGTGACTCAAGATTCTTAACCAACTGCTGTCTAGCTGTTGGGTTATGTTTGAGGTATCGTTTTCTAGATGCACTGGCATTCTTTTTGTAGCTGGCTGCGAATGCAGGGTCGTTCTGTCTCATCCATACTGATTTTTGTTGCGCAGAACGAATATTCCATAACGCAGCAAGTCGATCAGTATCTGACAAAGTTTTCCAACGATCTTTTAAAGTGTCAGATATCTTCAAAGTCATAGTAGCTCTGTACTGATCTGTCATATTTTCCCAAAATTCTTTCTTTTGAGCAGCATGAAATAGTATATGATCCTGCTTGTTCATGTAGGTCAAATTTCTTGGATCGTTATTAAATCTATCTGAATCCTTATGATGGATCACTGCCTTGGTTTTGTTGATATTTTCCTCAAGATATGTAAATTCTTGGTGTTTATTTTGCTGACGGAAAAATTCTCCAACCAAACGATGAGTCCATATCCAGGACTTGGTTTCGTGATCCCATACCTGTTGATATTCATTTGAGCTGGATGATATTTTTGACTGTTGGGTATTAAATGCAATTAGACTGTCTTGCTCAGTTAGATCCTTTGCCTCAACAAACCCTTTTCCAAATACGGGAATTTTATGATCGGGAGTACAAATTAATTCTTTACCATTATCAAATGTCAACTTGATAACTTCGGCATTTTTACGTGTTATACCAGCCCAGTTGATCACGCCAGGCACAATCCGTCCAGTTACTGGGTCACAACTGTAGGCCCAGTTTTCTTTTCCGTTTTCAAATTCTGTTAT